CGTAGATGCCCGCGAGCGTAGCAATAGCGTTCGGAGCCATTCCAGCGCGGGGTGCCACGTAGACAAGGGTATCGCTCTCGGCTTGGGCTACAAGTTGTTCAGCCCCATAACCCTTCAAGCTGACTTGGCTGAGATCGCCACGGAATATCCACTTGTCGCTGTGCCGCGTGACGACGGGCGGCGTGAGTCGAGACACGAACCCTTCGCGGAGAGCGAGGTAATACTCGCGAGCGCTGTGCAAGTCTAAGCCGGCGGGCAGATCGCGGTTGGTTGAATCTTCGGTTACGGTGAACATTTGAAGCCTCCTGAGTTAAGCAAGTTATGACGGTGACGCAATTATGCCGCAACTTTGCAACTTGAGCAAATTATTTCACGAGGTTGACCTTTTCGTCAAAACCTCAGGCATAATCAGCACCGTGGCATTTCGATCAACTTTTTAACTAGGACCCTTTTATGGTTGATATTACCGACATCAACTTTCGTGCAGTGGTGAGACCTGATCCCGCGCGAATGACCAACACGCAGTTTCTCGACGAAGTGTACCGCTTCGCGCCTATAGATCAAAAGCGATGGACGCTAAGTATGACCCACAGCAGTCCTAGCTGGAGCGGCTACATTGGGGATTACAAAGGTATAGTGCCCGAGTTCCCGAATCGCGATAACTATTACTGCGTGTCTACGCTCACCGCGGACGCGGACACCCGTAGCTCGAACTTCTTTGCTGCCGCGCACGTCATCGTCATCGACGACACCGACCCTAAAAACCTACCCCTTGCGCCCTCTTACGTCCTAGAGACCAGTCCCGACAACTACCAATGTGGCTACTTGCTGTACAGCCCCATGACGGATCAGATCGCCTACGATCGTTTTATGAAGATGTTAGGCCGCGCGGGTTACGGGCAAGACCAAAGCGGCAACAACGTGGTGCGCGTCGTGCGGCTACCCGTGGGCACCAACACCAAACCTCAATACTCGCGCGATGGGGCCGAACCGCCCAAGTGCGTGCTGCGTTCCTTCGACACGAGAGTGCGTTACACCTTCGACGAGATCGAGAGTGCTTGGCTGCGTAGTACCCGCGAAGTTCTGCCTACGCTGATCGAAGCCCAAGGCATGAGCGACGCGGACTTTGAAGGGCTTTGCGACAACATTCGTAAGGGCGTCGACTACCACGACAGCATCAACCGCGTGGCGGCCCGAATGGTCTCGCGAGGATCCAACCCTTACGACGTGAAATCCGTGATTCGGCAGCTGATGGAGTTTACCCCGCCAGCACAACGCGAGGAGCGCTGGGTCGAACGCTATGAGGATATCAACCGCTCGGTAGAGTCCGCAGTCGACAAGTACGCGCCAGACGGTGGGACGGCTTTCCTCGAAGAAACCGTGGGTGTTTCGCTCGAGGAAATCACCCTAGAGAGCCTCGATGCCGCTTCATTGACACCAAGGGTGATATTGTCAAAGTATCTCTACGCTGACGTGCGCACTCGGATCTCTGCCGGTGGAACGGGTAAAACGACAATCGCGTTGTATGAAATGGTGCAACTCGCCCTTGGACGCCCACTATGGGGCAACGCGCCACCGGGCCCAGTGAGGTCGGTGCTGATTTCGCGGGAAGATCCCCAAGGTGTGCTTGTGGCTCGGATGCGAGAGATTATGAAGGCTATGGACCTCTCTCGCGAGGAAATAACGCAAGTCTTAGCAAATATCCGTATTTTCGACCTCAGCGAAGTGAAGTTCCGCCTCGTGGAGATCAAGCGCGAGGTCGTGGGCTACGATACGGTGAAGATCGAGTGGTTGGCAGACCGGATCCGCGCCTTCAAGCCCGACTGGATACTGCTGGATCCGATGGTGTCGTTTGGCGTCGGAGAACAGCGTGTAAACGATGCCGAGCAAGGTCTAATCGAAGCGATGCGGTGGTTGAGGGGTAAATTCAATGCCTGTATCGAGGGAATTCACCACTCTGGAAAAGCCAACGCGAGGGAAAAGAGCCTCGACCAGTATTCGGGCCGCGGTGGATCGGCACTTTCGGACGGATCGCGGATGGTTTGCGTGATGCAACCCCTGAGCGCGGAGGAATGGCTCAAAGCAACCGGGCAACAACTGGCTGAGGGTGAGAGTGGGATCGTGATGGCGCTGCCCAAGCTGTCCTACGCGGCTCCACAACCCTCGATCTATATTCTGCGCAAAGGGTATCACTTTGAACAAGTGACGGCTCTAGCCCCCGCAAACGCAGAAGTTTCGGACAAAGAAGATGAAGACCTCGTTTTGGAAACCCTCAAGGACGCGGCTGCGAAAGGTGTGTTTTACAGTCGTAGGATATTACGAGATAACAACGTGGCTATCTTCGGCGGCGCGATCAGTAAAACGCGCATTTTGGGAGCTTTGGATCGGCTCAAGTTTCGCGGCTTGGTGACTTACCCACTCGACAACACGGGAAGTAATGGCACTAAAAGCGTAATCGAGGTTGTGGATTTGGGCAGCGATCCTTCCGAGTTTTCGTTGAAAAATGATTCAGAATTATAGGGAGCGGGTGAGCGGGTGAGAGCGGGTGGATGGGGGTCACCCGCTCAGCGACGGAATCAGGAAAATACCCCCCACCGCCTGGAGCGGGTGGGGTATTTTTCCTTTAAAGCCACCCGCTCATTTCCACCCGCTCAAATTCATGCATTTTAAGACCGCATTTTTATGATTTATTCCGCGTTTGTGTAAAGATAAGCCCACCCGCTCCCCTATAAGGGTTAACCCGTATGTCTGGCGATGTGTTTTACAAGACTGCAACATGGTACAAACTGAGGTCCAAGGTGATCGCGTCTTGGAAGGCTAAGGGTTTACCCTGCCCCTACTGCAACAGTTCCATAGATTGGACTGTCAAGCGTGGGCACATCGTGGATCACATAAAGAATCGTAAGCAATACCCGGAGTTGGCGTTAGATCCTTCGAACCTACAGGTCGTGCACTATGCGTGCAACACTCGTAAGGCAGCGTTCATTGAGAACAACAACCGCGTGGAGATCGGAGTCGATGGTTATCCGGTTGGTTGGTAAGATGGCAGCAGAAGCCGGGAGATGCGGGAAGAAGACTGGGGTTGGTCACCGAAGGGTGGGGGGCAGTGCACGAGCAGAGTCGAACGCTGCTGGCCGGCCTATGAGCAACTTTGTATGCGGATCATGAGAGTTTCGGGGTAAAATCAAGGCAACCGCAGTTTCTATTTCTCGCGCACGCGCGCGATTTTAAAAGAGGATGGCGTAAGATAATGGCAAATACTGCACGTAAACGTGTGATGAAGAACACAACCGAAGGTTTGGTCAGGCAGTTTCAATCTGCCGCAATCGTCTTTCAACCAACCGCGACCCTGAGCGAAGAGGAGTTGGTTCACTTTAAACGGCTGATATCTTCGCGCGAAGTGGACACATGGTCACCGCACGATTTATCGATCGCCACCAACCTGTCCAAGACCCTAAGACGGTTCGATGAGTTGCAAAACCAGCTCGATCGAGACGGCTTGACTCTTGTTAACGAGCGAGGAACAACGGTTGCGCACCCGCTCCTCTCAGCCTCGATGACCATGAGCAGCACGATTCAGGCGCTTTCCCGCACTTTGGGGTTGAGCGCCAGCCAGCGTTCTCTCACGGGCGAAAACCAGCGCAAGCGTAATTCGGCAGAGGCGGAGGCTAAGAAGGTTATCAAACGCGTTTCTGAGGACGATCTGCTCGCATGAAGAAACTGACTCGAGGTCAGAGAGTTATCAAGTTCGCGGAAACCTACTGTTTGGTGCCGGAAGGTGCGAGGGTAGGTAAGCCGCTAAAGCTCGAACCGTTTCAAAAGAAGTTCTTACTCGAAATCTACGACAATCCGCATGGTACACGCCGTGCTATCATGTCGATAGCGCGTAAAAACGGCAAATCGGCTCTGATCGCAGCAATTATGCTCGCGCACATCGTCGGACCCGAAGCCCAGCAAAACTCGCAAGTAGTTTCAGGCGCGATGAGCCGCGACCAAGCAGCTTTGGTGTTCAGTTTGGCGTCGAAGATGCTTGCGCTTCAACCGCTTTTTACGGGTTTGTACAAAGTGATTCCTTCGACTAAGAAGATCGTCGGTTTAAGGAAAAACGTAGAGTTTCGCGCTTTGTCCGCGGACGGCACGACCGCGCACGGTTTATCGCCCGTTCTTGCGATTCTGGACGAAGTCGGTCAGGTACGCGGTCAGATGACTCCTTTTATTGAAGCTATCACCACGAGCCAAGGCGCTCACGAAAAGCCGTTGTTGGTTATGATTTCGACTCAAGCACCGAGCGACGCCGACTTCTTGTCGACGCAGATCGACGACGCTCGACGCTCTGGCGACCCGCACACGGTTTGTCATGTGTACGAGGCCGACCCAGAATGCGATCTAATGGACGAGAGTCAGTGGGCTAAGGCCAACCCCGCGTTGGGCTTGTTCCGGTCTAAGAAGGACTTAGAAGAGCAGTTGAAGCAAGCCGCCCGGATTCCATCGATCGAGGCCAGTGCCCGTAACCTACTGCTCAACCAGCGGGTGGCGCTCGAGTCCCTTTGGCTCGCCCCCGCGATTTGGAAGGGTAATGACGGTGCGCCCGATTTGGCGGTTTTTCGGTCTGGAGCGCACGTATCGATGGGTCTCGACCTGTCACAGCGTAACGACTTGACCGCCGCGGTGTTGGCTGCGAAGGACGACGATGGTGTGGTGCACCTTTGGCCCTTCGTATTTACACCACAAGAGGGTCTGACTGAGCGTCAAAACCGAGACAAGGCCCCTTACGCGACGTGGGTCAACAGCGGTGAGCTGATAGCCGTGCCGGGTAAGGTGCTGGACTATGAGTGGGTAAGCGGGTGGCTACGTCTGAAACTCGAAGAGTTGAGCATCTCGGCCTCTAGCATCCACTTTGACCGGTGGCGGGTGAACGAGATGAAACAGGCCGCGGAGCGAGCTGGGTTCGCTCAAGAGGCCGAGTGGTGCGAAGTAGGTCAAGGCTACAAGGACATGAGTCCTCGGGTAGAGTTATTCGAAACGCTACTGCTGCAGGGTAAGATTCGCCACGGCGCTCACCCGCTTTTGAACATGTCCGCGGCAAACGCGATCGTGGTCAAGGATCCGGCGGGTAACTCCAAAGTCGACAAAACTAAGTCTACCCAGCGTATAGATCCGCTCGTGGCCGCTATTATGGCAGTGGGTATGTTTATAGATCAACCGGCAGAGTTTGATGTTGCGGCAATGATTGCGTGAAAAGTTTGCTTTTTCTGCGAAAAGTAGGTTAAAATCGCGCTATGGCTAGAACCAGACCCGGGC